GTAGAAAGTTCTAGTGTGGTAATTAACAGTACGAATGGTATAGAATTGCCTATGTCATTAATTACTGTAAAAGAAAGTAAGGCAGGAAGTTTCACACAAGTTGTACCAGAATATAATAAACTCAAAAACAAATACCAGTTAATGTGGGAACAAACTGACTGTATTGGTTATTTGAAAACAGCGGCAGTATTGGCTGCATATGTTGATCAAAGTATTAGTACAAATACTTTTTATAATCCAGCACATTTTGAAGGACGTAAAGTACCTAGTACCTTGATTGCAAAAAACTTAATGCTAGCACACCAATATGGACTAAAGACTTTTTATTATAGTCTAATCAATAAGGCTGGTGCAAAAGTTACCGAAGAAACTCAACAAACAAATCAACCTGTCGTTGAACAAATATCGGAAGAAGATTGCGAAAGTTGTAAGTTATAATCTATGGTGATAGTAAAAGATAATTTTTTGCCTCCAAAAAAATTTGAATGGTTAAAACAAATAGCAAGTAGTAAAGCAAAGTATAGTTTAAAAATAGCAGAACGTGCTAATGCGCCATTTATTGCCAAATTTTATAATGCTGAAAAAACTGCTTGGGATTTAACTTACTATAAGTTATACGGCGATTTGACTATGCCTGCAAATGGCATAGGTAAAGATATTATATCAATTGTAGATGATATGAAAAATTTTTTATGCGGGTATGATTCTGCTATTAAAAATGAAGAATTAATTAATCTTACATTTATGTTTGCCATACAAGGTTATAGCGTACCACGACATATAGATATACGATCACCTAGTAGTACTACAGAAGATTTAAGTAAAATATATAAAATATTTCTTTTTTGTCACGAAGAATGGAGTGATAAATGGGGAGGAGAACTTTGCTTTACAAAAGGAGATTTTTTGCCTCTGCCTAATAGATTAATCATATACAGCAATGATGAACCGCATTGGGTAAAACCAGTAAAAGATACAAAAGATATAATTATACGTAAAATTTTTGGATTAAGGTACCGTGAAGAAAAATACGAGCAGTAAAATAGGAATTATATAATGTTAGAAACAATTTGTGATATTATGGTAGATGCTTACAAACGTAATTGGATTACAAGCCGCGATGGCAATGTAAGCATACGCCACCACGACCGTGATTATTTTTATATTACACCAAGCGGTGTGCGTAAGCAAACATTACAACCAGATCAATTCAAAAAGATAGGTATTGTAAAACAAGCAGTGAATCGTAATGTTAATGTGTATTCACATTCTGTATTAGAATATACTGACATAAGCAATAAACTAAAGCCTAGCGGTGAGTTGCCTATGCATTTTGGATTACAAAAAGAATTAGGACAACATAAGCATGATGTCCGTGTTGTAGTACATATTCATCCTACATATATTGTAGCTGCTATGCATGCCGGTATACAATTAGATAAACTAGTAAAGGATTTTCCAGAATTAGGACGATATACTAAAGTTGCGCCCAACGTTCCAGATGTAGCGCCAATCAGCGAAGAGTTAGCACAGGGTGTACATAATAATCTACTACTTGACAAAGATGGTTATACTAAGTATGATATCGTGGGAATAAAAGGGCACGGAGTAGTAAGCATAGATACTAGTCCTTGGAGAGCATACGAACATATAGAAAGATTAGAACATATCTGTAAAATAGTATTAGCATCAGGAAATTACAAATGAGCAAAGAACAATATAATTTAAAAACTAAAACTGATTATCTAAATCGCAAAATGTTTTTAGATCCTAGTGGTCCAGTTACTATTCAAAGATTTGAAGAAGTAAAATATAATAAACTACAGAAACTAGAACAAACAGCAAGAGGTTTCTTCTGGGTTCCGGAAGAAGTCAGTCTTACAAAAGACGCAAATGATTTCAAAGATGCAAGTGAGGCTGTCAAACTGCGCTTGATAGTTTGCAGGGTCGTGGCCCTAGTCAGATATTCACACCAGTTATCTCATTGCCAGAACTAGAGGCATTGGTATACAATTGGACATTCTTTGAAACTAATATTCATAGCCGTAGTTACAGTCACATCATACGTAACATTTACAATGTACCAAAAGACGTTTTCAACAGTATCCATGATACTAAAGAGATTGTAGATATGGCAAGTAGTGTAGGCAAGTATTATGATGACTTACATTTGCTCAATTGTAAAGTTGAGGCAGGCGAGAAGGTCAAAGAAAGCGAACATATCAAAGCCATTTGGTTAGCACTCAACGCAAGTTACGCACTAGAAGCGTTCCGCTTCATGGTAAGTTTCGCCACAAGTCTAGCAATGGTAGAGAACAAATTGTTTATCGGCAATGGCAACATCATCAGTCTAATTTTACAAGACGAGTTGCTACACAAAGAATGGACTGCTTGGTTGATCAATCAAGTTGTCAAAGAAGATAACCGTTTCGCAAAAGCAAAAGAACAATGCGAAAGTGAGGTTTATCAAATGTATATAGACGTTATCCGTGAAGAAAAGTCTTGGGCAGATTATCTATTCAGTAAGGGTAATGTAATTGGGTTGAACGCAAATATTCTCAAAGATTTTGTTGATTACACAGCCAATGCAGCACTTAAAGAAATTGGTATCAAGTACCAAAATACATCACCAAAAATTACACCTATACCTTGGTTCAATAAGCATAGCGACACTAGTAAAAAGCAAACTGCATTACAAGAAAACGAAAGCACTAATTATGTGATCGGTGTTATGAGTGATAAATTAGATTACGACGATTTGCCATCATTATAAGGAGAAAAAATAAATGCAAGCAACAGTTTGGAGTAAAGATTTTTGTGGGTATTGTGATAGTGCCAAAAAGCTATTAGACCTAAAAGGCATTGCCTATGAAGAACGTAAAGTAGGTGGTGGTTATACGAAAGAGCAACTACTAGAAAGCGTACCTACAGCAAGAACATTACCCCAAATTTTCTTAGATGGCAAGCATATTGGTGGATACACAGATTTAAAAAAATATTTGGAAGAACAGGGAGTTTAAAATGAATTTAGTTGTCGATACCATTTATACATTCAAACTTAGAAGTAGTAGACAAAGTATTAAAAAGCGATGAAAAGACTATTACAATTACCGATCCAGTCAGTATTGCTCCGGGACCACAGGGTGGATTAGGACTTGTACCTAGTTTATTCACAGCAAAACTGCATAGTCCTGTCACTATAAATACTAATAGTGTAGCGTTAATCGCAGAAGTCGATGAAAACGTACAAAGTAAGTACATTCAAGCAACTACTGGACTAACGATACCTGATAAAAAGGTATTGATAGGGTAATGGGACTAAAGATAGCACGTAAAGACGATCAAAATACTACAGGCGGTAAGTTAATGGAAGGCGGTTGCGCAGGGACCGTCTTTGCCGACTTTAAGAAAGTGGCATTACATAACTGCCCTATTACTCCACACGAACCTTTTAAAAGTAAAAGTACGCATGAACCACATAAGAGTGCTAAAGTTAATGAACCTAGTCCTACAGTTTTTGCTGAATTTAAACAAGTTGTGCGTGTTACAAGTAGTAATACATGCGGGCATACCGTAAAAGATAACGACGCTACGGTATATGTTCCATGAGTGATACAGGTAAGCAAAGTCCGTTAGGTATCAATGTATTAGGTACTATTTTACAGAATCAAGGATTTTATATAAATCCTAAGGTTCGCGACCTTGCTGGTGTCAGCAAATATAATAGCAATTATAATCCAGGCAAACTTATTAATGATACCTGTTTAAAATGGATCACATACGCAGTCAATTCTGCTTATAATAGAATTAATTCAAACATGCCTATTATTAGTGCAGGTAGTTTTGTTACGGGTCAAAGATATAAAATAGCAAGTGTTGGCCAAGAACTTAGTGCAAGCAGCATGGTTGCAGGTACATTATATCAAATTGTAGAAAAAGGTACTACTAATTTCACAAACTATGGTGCTTTAAGTAACGATGTAGGAACAAAATTTTTTGCCACAGGCGCTGGCTTTGGATCAGGGGTAGTCTTAGAAGATCCAACAGATTTCGTAGAGATAGGAGCCAGTTCAAATGAAGTTGGAGTAACTTTTGTTGCAACCGGTGCTGGCAGCGGTTCAGGTTCAGCAACAGGTTATAATGTTGATACTGATACATATGTTAATTTGTTGAATGTAGGTCAAAGTCGAATACCAGCACTAGGTAATAGTCCTCCACCAACTTATTTGATTGAAGATCCTAGTGATAGTGTAACTAAGTGGGAAGGTCAAGCAACCTCCGGCTATGGTATACCAGGTAATGGGTCACAATTTGTTGATGATAATATATCCTTTAGTGTAAATTATCCTTACTTTGGTCAAGGACAAGACGCTACTTGGTGGCCATTTGATTTCACAAATCCAAATATATCAGCAAGCCAATGGGGTTGGCTACGTTTTATACCATTACAGGCATGGAACGAATTTAACTACAATGGTCAAACTCCTGGTGTTACAACACCTGAATTACGTTATTTCCTTCAATCCTTTTTACAGGCACAAGGATTTATTGATTATAGCAATAAGGCTATTTTCGCTATACAAGATAGTAAAGAATATCTAAAAGGCATCTATAGTAATATGGATGACTTAACTAGTAGTGATATTACTGGTGTAAGTTTAGCGAATCGTGCGTTTGGACAAGATTTATTAAATTTAGGTAAGGCTATTGATTTGCAATATATTTCTACTTTTGGATTGCCTAGTAACCTATTGAAAACATTAAAGAAAAGTAACGGCATTACAGAAAAATTAAGTACTGCATTATTAGGGGCTGGATTCAGTGCAGGTAATATTACTAGTATTACTAATGGTGAAGCACCCACATTAGAACAAGAGCAAGCATTATATGGAGCATTTAGTGTAGTTAAGGCTGATAATCTTAAAGAAATACTGGTAACACTAAATTGTAAAACTAAGGGTCTTGATAGTTTAGCAGATTTACTAAACATGAAAAAATTATTCCCTATTAGTTATCAATCATTAACTGTACCTATCTATAATACAGAACCAAATCCAACAAATAGCAAAACGTATTACTTATTATTTGTTAAGGGTGAATTGAATCCACAATTGTTAGCACCAGAGGTTGTTGAGCAAACGCCAGAAGTTGTGCCACCTATACCGGCACCGCCACCTGAACCACCAATTGAACCAACACCCGTCATAACAATTGAAGATGTAATTGAGGATCCTGCCCCACCATTGGTATTACCTCCTATAGTTGTAGCACCAGTAGAGCCTCCGCCTCCACCACCGATGAATCCTCCTCCACCTATCACCCCTCAAAGAGGCGGTGGTGGTGGTTGTGTGGCATTAGAAAGTTATATACCATTAACTGAAAAAGAATTAAAGCACAACAATAGGCCTATTACTAATGCTTGGATGCTAGAAAATGGCATGAAGATTAGTTTAGGCACATTAAAGAATGAGATTGTAGATGGATGTGTTGTAAAAGCATTAAACGACTATCAGCCTTGCGTAAAAATTATTACAAGTGATAATATAAGATTGATATGTAGTACTACTGCCCGCATACAAACACACAGTGGCGAATTCGTACAAGCAACAGAACTCTATGGAAAACGTATAGCAGTAATGCGTAACGGTCGTACTTGGTACGATGAGGTTGTTGGATTAGAAGATGTGGGTATGAAATTTGTGCGTGTAATTGATGCGGGTGATAATAGTTTCTGGGCTGGTGAAATACCTGGTTCATATATATTACACCACAACGTACCAATTAATGATCATTACAATTACGATAAACATTAATTATGGCAGACCAAGAAGAAACACAAAATCAAAATGCAACTTCAGATCAATTGAAGTTTGCAATACCAGAAAAAGGTTACGGAGTATATCTTAAGGGTATATTGCCTAGAGACCAACGTGTGCTTGCGGGTGCTTTTAGCACAAGCATGTTACAAATTAAAAATATTGAACAAGTACAAATTGAAAAATTTGCACAGGCTGCATATAGCAATGAAAATATGTTTGGATTAAATCTTGTCAATGGCACAGATGTTCCTACTGATGTAAGATTAGCAAGAATTAGTCAGGATGTGTGTGCTGTTGGTGGCGGTGTATATGGCACATTCACTATGAGTAATTTCTATGGTGCAATGAGTGGTCTACCATATCCATTAAAAGAAATTGATAAACTTATTAATGAACTACAAACTGAAAACTTAGCAAACATTTACAAAAATTTGTATCTTGCTATTAATTGGGAACAAGCAACAGCAACAGTAGAATATACTACATATACAGGTCCTGCCCCATCATATCAAACTTATTATCATATCACAGGTGTAAGTATTACCAACAACGGCGGTGGATATTTACGTAATGGTGCCACAACTCCTAGTATTACTATTAATGGCGGTTCGGGAGCGTCAGCCACTTTAAATATGGGAACTGATCCAAATAGTGTAGGTGCAGTTGGAAGTGGCGATTATGGTAAAGTATTGTCAGCAACACTAATATCAGCAGGTACAGACACAACAACACCACCGTCTGCAATAATATCAGCACCGCCTGGCATAGACCCCGCTGTTGATAATACAGGATATAATGCTATCATACAAGGTTATATCGATGACGCCAATAGTGAAATTTTGAATATTACAACTAGTAGTCCAACTAATTTTGAAAAAACAAATATGTTGAATACTTATTGGGACATAACAGGAAAGGCATTAAAACAAGAACAACGTGCTAGATATATTAGTACTGCGCCGGTTCCGGTACCTTGGGATAAGTGGGTAGCAACATTCCCGCAATCACATTACATCTTCGTTGATGCCATACCAACATTAGCAGCCAACACACTTCCACATATGTATGTTCAAACACTAGAACATATTAGCGACTTGAACTTTGCTGGTGGTCAAAGTATTGTTGCATTAATGCGTGAAAGTCGCAACGAGGAAAGATTAAATCGTGCAGGACTACAATTAGATGATAATCTCAAGAATGATTTAACGCCACAGGAAAAAGTCACATTGTTAGTGAATAATACACTACCCGGAGCGTTGGACGGCATAAACGGTTATACAATACCATCATTTACAGAACAAAGTGTTCCAGTAAGTTATTATGATCCATGTACCGGCGCATTAATGTGTTACAACGAAACTGTGTATGTTGAATCAGATCCTATCGCTAGTATAATGGGTAGCCCAAGCGGGGAATTAAATGACCCACCATTAGACACATTGCCAGAAACTCCGTATGGCTATGAACCACCACTTGGTCCCGAAGTGTTACCAAGCGGTAGTGATGTTGTAGTACCTGACACAAGTTTCCCCTGCGAGGGTACTAGAGTTGAGCCAATCTATGGTGCCCAACCTTCACCAGTTGCAACTACTAAAATTGGCGTAGGTGCAGCAGTGCTTTGCGATCCGCCAGTAGATTATCCAGTGGGCGTCAATCAACCACCCGAAATTATACCCCCAAATCTTGATGCAGAATTAATGCCAATTCTTCCAAGTGCTCCAACTGTTGAACAAGCCATAGATCAAGTAATTAAGTGTAATTGCGATTGTTGGGTAGCGTAATTACCCAAAATAGTTGTGTAGATAAACCGTTTAGCGTAAGATACATACTTAATGTGTTACCTGAAGTTAGCCAACTAACGTAGGAGAAAACAAATGGAAAAGTCGCTGAGAGGTATAAATCTACTGATCGGACTGATAGTGGTAGTGTTACTTACTAACGTTGTCATACTGAACAAGATAGATAATTTACAAAAACGCGAAATTGATCCAGAGTATATGACCGCTGAACAAGTGGAAAAATCTCTAGATTGTTTGGCTATGAATGTGTATCGTGAGGCTGGTCATGAGCCGTTTGAAGGCAAAGTGGCTGTAGCACAGGTTACACTTAATCGTGTGAATAGTAACAAGTTTCCACGCGATGTATGTGCTGTTGTTTATCAAAAGTCACGATTTACTGAACGAGTGATTTGTCAGTTTAGTTGGTATTGCGAAAGCAAACACCGTAATCGCCCTGTCGATGATGAGGCATACGAGGAAAGTTATCGTGTTGCTAAAATGGTATTTTTAGAAGATTTCAGATTGGAAAGCATTAAGGATGCACTATACTACCACGCAGACTATGTTAATCCAAACTGGAAGTTGAAACGCATAACCAAGATCGGCAATCATATTTTCTATGAGGGATGACATGAACGTTTATATTGTTATGGTTAAATCTTTCTTTGCGAACCTTTGGGTAGAATTTAAGCAAAGTATTCGTCAAGTTAGTATTGATGGCATTGGCTGGACTGGTCTTATCGCATTACACGCAGTCACTATTCCAAGTTTGTTTGGACTAATGACTGGTTTGACTGATGCAACTCCGCCTATTGATATGGTCATTATACTTTGGTCTGCTATGGCATTGTTTTACATTAAGGCTATACTTGAACGTAACGTTCTAAGTTTAGTGATTATTGGTCTAGGATTCATTATGCAAAGTATTTTGATGGCTCTTGTTTTCTTTAAATAAGATGTGACCGAACAAAATAAAAGTAATAGCGCCAAAGGACGAGAGAGTTACGATAGCAATATTGGTAACTCTCTTGTTTCCTTTTTTAATCGTAATGTTAGTAATTATCCTACAGAAGTAGGCGCACCTAAATTTGATTTAGTTCCCGTTACACAGCAAAAAGATATTATGATTAACGTGGCAAGGCTACACGCTAATCAAGAATACAATCGTATTATGGAACTGGTAAATGTTTTACAAAAACAGGCAGAACAAATACAACGACGATTACAATTAACTGACATGGTGCATAGTGCAAAATATAGTTTTCAGTTGTACCATAATCAATGTTATTGGCTTGCGTTCGATCATAGAAAGAACTACACTATACTTACTCCGTTAGGCCCTAATGATTGGTCTACAGGAGTCCCCAAAGATTATGAGTATATTACAAGAGTAAAATGGCTGGGTGATTATACTTGGATAGAAGTAAATCCTGATGGAACAACCGGCGAACAGACACTATGAACGATATCAGCAAAAGCCCACAACGACATACCTTTCAGATGGAAAGATATATCGAACGATGCAAAGAAGAAGGAAAAGAGCCTTCTCAAGATTACCTTGATATGTTCTCAGAAACTCAGCGAGATAGCATGAGTAAATTTGATGACCCTGAATCACATGTTGATAATCTTGAATATGATTTGCGCACCAATGATTGGATACTAGAAAAAGTGCGTAATAGCGAGGTATACGCACAGAACCTATATGCTGCCATGTGTAATACTGATTTCATCAAAAATGATGTATGGCCTATCCTTGCTGAAAAGAAGTGGAGTTGCAGTTGGCGTTATGCCGGCGGCATAATCGCAGACATGCGACAACAGGGTGATTACATCGACTGGTACTGCTCTGGTATTAAAAATAGTTTGTCTGATGATGAATTGAAAGAGTTGTCAAAAGACCAATTAGAAAGATATGAGATTACTAAGCAATTTGTCGGTGAAGGGTATGTCACTGATGAGATTAGAGATGATCTACTAAAGTTGGGTTGGATAGTTATACAGGATGATAAATAAGTTTGAGGTCTTGGTAGATGATTGATTTAAACAGAATCGGCGGTGGGTTGAAACTATTAAACTATATATTAAACAACACACAAAATAAACTATGGTCAAAAGAAACGCAAATAAAGAAACTAAGCAAACAACCAAATCCTTACAATACAAAAACCCCACTTAAAAAATAATCTACCAAGATCCATCATGAATACCAACGAAGTTAAATCTCCGTGTGTTGCTATATGTCATGTAAAATTAGGTGTCTGCATAGGGTGCTTTAGAAC